CCAAGTGAACATTTAATTGATCGTTTAGTTAATACTAAAGTATGGTCAGTTGAAAGTACATCTAAATGGATTACTGCTGAAGATGAAACAGGAAGATATGATTATGATTATAAAACTCTTGATAATAATTCCTGGGGTATAGTCAAGAAATGATATATTATGAAACGTATATTATTAATAATTTTTTTATTACTACATTTTAATGTTATGGCAGATGATACTTTAATAGAAGATTTTATAAATCAGATAAATGAAGTTAAGCAAGAATACGAAAAAGATTCTTTGGAATATAAAATTCCTACTTCATTCATAGCAACTGTTGCTACTGCAGAAACAGGTAATATGTTATTTGAAGGTGCACCTACTGCAAAAGCTGCTAATAATTATTTTGGTCTTCATAGATTTAGTAAAGATCAAGAGTATTTGGATACAGAAGGTGGTGCTAAGTTAAGAAAGTTTAATGATTCAAAAGAAAGTATTCGTGCATTTTTAGATCTTATTAAAACACAAGACCAATATGAAGGTGTTAGAAAATCAATTGAGAATAATGAACCTGTATCTAACTATTTTAAAAGTATGGATAAGTATGCAGAAAGAGAAGACTACACAGATTTTTTAAATCAAGTATATACTTCAAGAATAGATCCAATACTTAATCCATTGTTACCACAAAAGAAACCAATGTTAAAAAAACAAATGGAAGTATTTAATTAATACAAATAAAAAAGGGGAGCTATTAACTCCCCTCCACTAGACAACACTAAGGCACTCTTTATGGGTGCCTTTTTTTTTGGTGCAACTTCTTCATCGACCAAAACTTAAAATGCTATAGGTCCTTCTCTTGCCATACGTTCTCTTCTTAATGCTCTTTCAGAAGGCTCAATAAGTTTTTCAATATCTTCTAGAGTTGCTTCTGGATTCTTCTTTAAAGTTTGTACTAACCA